TCGCGATGTTGTCTCTGCTAAGGAACTGTGGCAGAAGATTCTAGAACTTCGAATGATGACGGGTGAACCATATATTCACTTTATCGATACTTCGAATCGTTTGATGCCAGATTTCCAGAAGGCACTTGGTCTAAAGATTCATCAATCGAACCTTTGCTCGGAAATCATTCTGCCAACTGACAAGAAGCGCACCGCAGTTTGTTGTTTGTCTTCTGTCAATCTTGAATACTATGACGCATGGTCGAAGGATCCGCTGTTCCTGAAGGACATGGCCGAGATGCTTGACAATGTTCTCCAGTATTTCATTGACAATGCGCCCAGTGCGGTAAAGAGAGCGAAGTATTCGGCCAGCCGTGAACGTTCTATCGGTATCGGCGCTCTTGGTTTCCATGCTTATCTCCAGCGCAAGGGTATCGCTTGGGAATCGGCTGTTGCTAAGGGCGTGAATATGCGTATTTTCAAGCATATTAAGAATCGCCTAGATGCAGCAAATCTAGAACTTGGTGCAGAACGAGGTGAAGCACCTGATGCCGCTGGTACAGGTCGTCGTTTCAGCCACATGCAGGCTATCGCGCCTAATGCGTCTTCATCGATCATCATGGGCAATACAAGTCCATCTATTGAGCCTTGGCGCGCAAATGCATATCGTCAAGATACGCTCTCTGGTGCATTCTTGAACAAGAACAAGTATCTTGATAAGATCATCACTGCCGAAGCCGTCAATCATAAGGATGGCTGGTATGATGAAACTTGGTCGTCAATTATTGCAAATGATGGCTCAGTCCAGCATCTTTCTTGGATGGATGAAATCACGAAAGAGATATATAAGACTGCAATGGAAATAGATCAGCGGTGGGTTATCGAACATGCCGCAGACAGACAGAAGTTTATTGACCAGGCTCAGTCCCTCAATATCTTCTTCCGTCCTGACTGTAACATTAAGTATCTCCATGCGGTACATTATCTAGCATGGAAACAAGGTCTAAAAACGCTATACTACTGCCGTTCCGAGAAAATCGGTAAGGCAGATAAGGTCGCAAAGAAGATCGAACGTGAAGCGATTAAGGAAATCGACTTCAAGGCGATGATTGATGGCGATACTTGTGTAGCCTGCGAAGGGTAAACTTATGACACAATATTTTGCACAAATAGTATCAAAGCCAGATTGCCCATATTGCGTAAAGGCAAAAGAGTTCATGGTAGGCATGGACATTCAATATACTGAAATGGTAGTTGGTAAAGACTGCCTATGGGAAGACATTACGGCGCAACTTCCTAATGTAACAACTGTTCCACAAATCTGGATCAATGGTGAGCATGTTGGTGGTTATGATGATCTAATTAATTGGGCGGCAGAAGCAGAATGACAAATCTTTTAAGCGAACGATCTTATTTTAAGCCTTTTAATTATCCATGGGCATATGATGCCTGGTTGAAGCATGAACAGTCGCACTGGCTGCATACCGAAGTTCCAATGATTGAAGACGTTAACGATTGGAAGAAACGTCTAAAGCCCGAAGAGAAGCACTTTCTCACAAATATTTTCCGTTTCTTTACACAAGGCGATATTGATGTTGCGGGTGGTTATGTAAAGAACTATCTACCATATTTCCCACAACCAGAAATCCGTATGATGTTGATGGGATTTGCCGCAAGGGAGGCATTGCATGTTGCTGCCTACTCACATCTTATCGAAACTTTGGGTATGCCTGAGACAACGTATCAAGAGTTCCTTGAATACGACTCGATGCGGGCCAAACACGACTACTTTACGGATTTGTCGAATTCAAATGGAACGCCAGAATCAGTTGCAACCAATATCGCTGCATTTAGTGCATTCACTGAAGGTATGCAACTGTTCTCATCCTTCATCATGCTCCTCAACTTCCCTCGTCACGGAAAGATGAAGGGTATGGGACAGATTGTTACTTGGTCGATTGTTGATGAAACTCAACATGCCGAGTCGATGATCAAGTTGTTCCGTGCTTATGTTGAAGAAAATCGTGAACTTTGGAATGACGAATTGAAGTCCAGTATCTACACAATTGCCGAGCGCATGGTAGAACTAGAAGATAAGTTTATCGAACTTTCATTCTCCATGGGCGCAATGGAAAATCTAACAGAAGAAGATGTTAAGAAGTATATTCGCTATATCTGTGATCGTAGATTGATTAGCCTTGGTATGAAGGGCATTTTTAAAGTCAAGAAAAATCCACTGCCTTGGGTCGAAGAAATGATTAATGCCCCGACTCACACCAACTTCTTTGAAAATCGTGCTACAGACTATGCGAAGGGTGCCCTATCTGGCAGTTGGGAAACAGTTTGGGGAACAGCATAGTGGAAGAACAAGAATGTTTTTCATGTGATGCCGTGTTTTTGGTAGAACATGATCTAAATGAAGAATACTACAAAACAACATATTGTCCGTTTTGTGGGACTAAGATATCAGAAGAAGAAGACCTCCACTGGGATGACTGGGACGAGGACGAATAAATAGTTCACCTTTGGAGTGAACTATGGCTATAAAGAAAAAGAAGCCGTCGCCAAAGAAGGTGCATAGAGTTTATTGCACTTACTTTGACGACGGCAAATTTTATATTGGGTATTCATGTAAGACAGATAAACTATTTGAAAAATATTTCGGTAGTTCTTCGTATGTGACTAACTATGAAGGCGAAATGCGTAAAGAAGTGGTTGCTGAATATGACAGCAAATCACATGCTAAAGCCGTCGAACATATGTTACAGTGGGAGTATCGATTTGATGATCGATGCATCAACGACATGTGGAATGTTCGATTGCGTCTTTCGCACTTAAAAGAATTAAAGATACCAGACTGGAGACCAGGATGTTTTTCGCAGCACTCTTAATGCTAGTAGCTCTAGCGATTACAGGTGTAGCTGGCTACTTTTCGATATTGGGTTTGATGGCTATCTTCCCAGCGTCACCATTCGCCGTCGCGGCTATGGGTGGTGTTTTAGAACTTGCAAAGCTGGTAACAGCCAGCTGGGTATATCGAAACTGGAAGACAGCGAACAAACTACTACGAACGTATTTCGTTCTCGCAGTATGTACCCTATCGTTTATTACCAGTATGGGTGTTTTCGGATACCTCAGTAAAGCACATATTGAACACACCACAGTTGGTGGTTCGGCACAACTACAAATTGCACAATTAGAAAGCCAGAAGGCTTCGGCGGAAAGGAGACTGAAAAATGCACAAACATCTTTGGATACTCTGGACCGACTCGCTTCTGGGGAAAATATCCTCGATGCTAATTTTATTCGAAACCGACAGAAAAGGGAACGTGCGTCCCTTAATAAAGAAATTACACTTGCAACTCAAGATATTCAGAGTATTGAGACTAATCTCATACCGCTCAAAACTGAAAACCTTAAACTCGAAGCGGAAGTCGGGCCGATCAAATATGTAGCGGAACTATTCTACGGTAGTGGTGATAACGCTACTATCGATAAGGCCGTGCGTATGATGATCATCGTTCTTATCTTTGTGTTCGACCCGCTGGCTATTCTATTGATTATTGCTGCTAATATGACTCTTTTAGGGTTGACAAAGAAACAAGAAGATAGTATAGTCGAAGATGTTGTGATTGAAGAATTCGTTCCTTCTCCACCAACAGAAGCTCTAAAAACTGTTGTTCGTAAAGCTAAACAGAATAGGGCAAAAAAAGCTAAGGTGGAAGAGGTACCAGATTTTTTTAAGTTTGAAAAACACACAGAAAAGCCAGTTTCCACTCATGGAATCCCGGCACCTGATCCGCCCCGCAAGAATGCGAAGGGTCAAATTATAGTTGATGAAAATAATATTAGGAGAATGTGAAATGACTACTGTTGAAGCTATGCGTGAAGACCTCAAGAACAACCTTCGTGCTAAGATTGGTACCGTTACGTTTACTAAGCAGAATGGTGATGAACGTATTATGCGTTGCACTCTACAGGAATCATATCTGCCTAAGCAGACTGATCTTGAAGAAGCCGTGCAGAAGAAGGGTCCGACCGATTCGTTGGCAGTATGGGACCTTGAGAAGAACGCATGGCGCTCATTTCGCTATGATACTGTAATTTCAGTAACTTTTGAGGGTTGACAAACGCCACATTATGTAGTATTATAATGACATAATGTGAAGGAGATTTTATGTATAAGTTGAAAGTGCCTGCTGCTGACCTCAAGTTTGTTGGTGCAGAACCTATCTGGACTAAAGAGCCGGTAAACGTCGATTCGGAACTTACTCGCGCATTGAACTGGTACAATTATGTTGCGGACGCAAAAGATTGTCGTGCGTTTCTGGTTGACTGGTTCAAAGAAAATGGCACTAAGGATCAGCTAAAGGCACTTTCAAGCATCTCCGATCGAATGCTTCCTCGCACTTATGCCAACATGGCTCGTATTGGTATGCGAGGCTTTCCTCTTACAGAAGCGCAGATTTCTCGTATCTGGGAAAATGTTTCGGCTCTATCTACCAAGAAGATAGTTCTTGAAGAGGATGATACTCCCGCTGAGCCTGTGATCAAGCAGGCTAAGGTAATCAAGCTGGCTTCTACCTATATTCTTTCGGATGTCAATGATGAAATCGAAAACCTCATCATTGGTGAAGACTCGAAGACTATGGGTCAGATCCTAATGCCGTATAAGATGTCTGACAAGCAGTATGCGGAGTGTGCTGATAAGTTGCAGCCTCTTCTAGCCGAGTTTTCTGAGGTACTCGAACTTCGTCGGACTAATCGTAAGATCCTTACCGAAGAACAAATCGAATTCATGGACTCTTTTCCGTTTTCTGGCATTACAATTATTAAGAAGATTGTCCAGTTGATCGAAGGCTACATTGATGACCTTAAGAAGTCTTATGTCAGTAAGCAGGTCGCCAAGGTTCGCAAGAAGAAGCCCAAGGACAAGACCAAGCTGGTCAAGGGTATCAAGTATCTACCCGAAGATGAGAAGTTCGGCAAGAGCGTTGATCCCGTCAATCTTCTGAATTGCAGCGAAGTCTGGACTTTCGATACCAAGACTCGTAAGCTGTCGAAGTATTATAGTCCAATTGGCGGTGGCATCACCGTGAAGGGTGCATCGCTCGTTGGCTATGAAGAGTCTATGTCCAGTTGCAAGTTGCTCCGAAAGCCAGAAGATCAGATCCCTGCATTTACGGCATTGAAGAAAAATGACTTGACAAAGTGGTATAGTTCTGTTAAAAGTAAGACTGCGAATGTGCGCCCTCGACTCACGGCAACAACTCTAATTCTGAAAGTCTTTTAATGCCAGATAATGATAATGTGACATATCTTCGACCACGTGCGGTAGCGCCCACGAAAGAAGATCGTGAAAGTCTTGAGTATTTTCTTGAGGGTGCTGCCGAGTATGCTGCATATCAGGACTCTGAGGCATTTGCCGCAGCCTGCATGAATGGTATTCTCAAGTCTGTCAACAAGAAAGTTGGTCAGATTAATGATAACATTCATGGCGACTGTGCCGTTATCGCGGTTCTGATCCAGGGTATGTTTATGCGTCAGGTTGGCGTTCATTGTCCAGAGATTAATCTTCTAGATGACATTCGCGAAGTATTGACTAAGAAGGATGTAAGCGAATGATTGTAGTAGATTTTAACCAAGTTGCAATTAGCAACATGATGGCCGAACTTGGTGGTCGTCGTGACGTAGAGGTTAATCTGCCTCTTATTCGTCATATGATCATCAATTCAATTCGATCATACAAGCGTAAGTTTGGTGCCGAGTTTGGCGAAATCGTCATTGCATGTGACAAT